ATAAATTGATGAGATGTAATAATAATATCAGAATCAATAAAATCACTATTTGTAAGGCCATTATAATCATTCTTTGACAAAATAGTTAATATTTTTAAATTTGAATTACATCTATTAATTTCAGATTCCCATTGTTTAGTTAAATGAGATGGACACAATATAACTGTTGCACGTGAATTAATTTTATCTATATTTGATATAGTTGATAATTTTGTATTTGGTATGTCTTTTGGTGCTGGATTTGATACAATTAATGCAATTGAACTAATAGTTTTTCCTAATCCCATTTCATCAGATAATATACCACCTGTTGTATTAATTTTAAATGTTAATTTTTTATTTGCTCTACAGTTTGATACTGGATCATATAATATGTCGATACCTTTAAAATTAATATTAAAAGTGTAATTAAATGTAAAATTAGTTTGATTATTTTCCATTTGCAACATTTTAGCTAATGTTCTTTGTTGGTAATCGTATAATTTTATTTTAAAGTCTTTTGGTGGTTTAATAGGTTCAAAATCCGGTATTACACTTTTATTTGTAAAATCAGTATCTGTAAAATTAGGTGATGAATAATACATTTCACTTATAATATAATTTAATCCTAGTGATGTATCAATATAATTATTAATTAGTGTAGTATCAATTTTAAGTATAAATTTAATATCAAAATAAAAAATACTTGCATTCCATCCAACATGTGGTATAATATCATATGATATTGACCATAATGGTGAATTATTTAATAATTCAAAAAATACATATGTTTGAAGTTTACGATCTGGCAAATATTGAATATAATGTATATTATTAGCAATCTTATATTTAATAATAACTAAACCATCTATACCAAGACCTATTGCTTTAATATCTGATGGTAGTATATTTTGTTTGTTTTCAATTCTAATTGTTCCTTTAGAAATATCCATTAATAATTGAAATATATTGAATATTATATTAAAAAATCAAATTTTATTATAATATTTTACTTATATTGAATATTTCAGTCCACATATGCCATTTTTAATTACTAAAATATTATAATTTGTTGCATAACATTTTAAAATAAATATATCATATGATGGATATTTTGTTGTATTATTAATATAAAAATTATTTGTTTGTGCAATTATTTGTAGTTGTGAATTTGATATACGTGAAAAATTACATCCTGAAAAATTATTATTATGTATTGGATTAATATTAAATGAATACATGTAAATATACGAATCTAATGATTTTTGATAATTTTCATGATTTTGCATAAAGTGAAAATATTTATAATCTCGCCATTCTATTCTTTCGATACCATTAAATAACATTCTCGCTTTAACTAATAAATGACGTGATGGTTCGTAATCCCATAATTTTAAATCATTATCATTTATATTATCTTTAAATAAATCAACCGGTATATAATTCATTTTAGACGACCAATTAAAAAATTCTCCATATTTAATATGTTTTAACGGCTGGATAAAAAAGAATATATCTTTAACAACATTATTAAAATCAATATCCATAGTTACATTTGTTGACATTTCTTGTGATCGCATTTGTGTTTGTGTAATTAATATTTCATACTCGGTTGATGCTAATTTTTTTCTTTCTTCTAAATCAACATAATAAAAACATCCTAATAAACTAATTTCTTCAATTGGAACAATATTATGTTTAATATCTGAATGATATAATTTACCATTAATTATTTCCAATACAGATATACAATCGTGAAAATTTTTTAATGTAACATCAATATAAATTTCTGAATCTTGTAAAGCAATTACTGGTAATGGTTTTGTCAAATCTGTACAAAACCAAAATTTTAAAGGAACATATATTGATTCTGAATCTATTTTAAGATTCGGTTTATTTAATATATCGTCTAAACCCAACATTGCTTTACGATTCCAATCTGATATATATAAATCAGAATAAACCTGCATATAATCACCATATAATTCATCAATTAATAATCCATTTATATATAAACTAACTTTTTCAATAATAACATTACCAACATAATCAGTGTACATCACTCTATATTTACTAGATGCATTTGTTTCATCAAAATCATTATTCAAACCATCATTTGGCTTTATCAAATTATTAATTGATAACTTTGGTAACATAATTTTAATATATAATCCATATAATAAGTCACCTTTTTTTTCAATATTAAATCTTAATGTATTCCCCCAGTTTTTATTTCCTAGTGGATAAAACATTGTATCACCTTTTGTATATTTATTTTTTTTATTAATATTATAATTGAATAATGGTGTGCTATTATTTATATCAATTAAATCTTCATCTTGTATTCCTTTTGCAACAAGTTCCAATATTGGCCCATTTGACATTTTAATTTAAATGAGAAAAAAATTATTAAATAATTAGATTAAATTTTATTATATTTAATAGAATTAAATTGTATTTTTTATGACTAATATATAAAAAATTGATATAAACAACAATTATTATTAATTATAGTTAAATATATAAAAATGGATAAAGAACAAATCATTAAAGAATGGTCTTACAATAAATTGGATAATAATTATAAAACAAATGATATATTATCATTAAAAGTAGCAGTATTTTTTTCTAATACTTATAATGTTGATCTTTTAAATTTAAATCTACTTGATGAATCATTAAATTGTTATTATTGGTTTATATGTAAAAAAACAGGTGAACTCTATTTTATAAATTTAAAGAATGATGAAAATTGTAAAGATATAATTAAGCCATTATCTGAATTAAATAAACATAATTTTAAACAATTAAATTTTGATATTATAACATCAACTATATTACCAACTGATAAAACTAATTATATATTAATTGAAAATATAAACAATGTTTATTATCTTGTTAAAAATCTAACAATTGAACAACAAACAGTTTCAAAATTAAATAAACCTTCAAGAAATATAAGATATAAAAGACGAACAATATTAGCTAATTCCTTAAAATATATAAATGATCAACCCAAACAAATTAATAAAAAACGATTATATTCTGAAACTATATGTTCTAAAAATAATAAAAGAATAAAAAAAGACAGTGAATTAGTTATAGATTGGAATCAAATGGTTTCAGCATCAACAGTTAGGAATTATATGTTAAATGATCCATTACTTGATTTTTTAAAAGAATATAATATTAATTCACTACATGATGTTCCATTGCGTACTATAAAATCTAAAACAAAATCTAAAACAAAATCTAAAACAAAATCTAAAACAAATTTTAATAATAATATTGATATTTTTACAAAACATATAATGGAATCTGGTATTGAATTTGAAAACGAACTTATAGAGCTAATTAAAAAATCTCATAAAATTATTAAAGTTGCAGATTTTACTGATAGTAGAAAAATAGAAAAATTTCAAGAAACTATTAACCTAATGAAAAAAGGCGTAGATATAATATATCAAGGGGTATTACATGATTATGAAAATAATACATTTGGTATTCCTGATTTAATTGTACGATCAGATTATATAAATAAATTAATGGATTATAATATTGTTTCAGATGAAGAATCTAAATTACGATCACCAAAATTGAATGTTAATTATCATTATAAAATTATTGATATTAAACATTCAAATATTCCATTAAGATCTGATGGAATTCATATATTAAATTCTGAAAGTATTCCGGTATATAAAGGCCAATTATGTATTTATACTGTTGCACTTAATAAAGTATTGGGTATTAATATTAATAAGGCATATATATGGGGTAAAAAATATACACATGAATGTTGTAAAATTAAGTATGAAGAAACAAATTTTTTGAATAAATTAGGTACAATTGATTACAATAATATTGATTCAGATTATATTCAACAAACAAAGAATGCTGTTCAATGGATTATAACATTAAGAAATGAAGGTTGTAATTGGTCATTATTACCAATACCATGTAGAAGTGAACTTTATCCAAATATGAAAAATGAAAAAGATAGTCAATATCATAAACTTAAACAAGAATTAAATAATCATATTTGTGAAATTACAAATGTATGGTATTGTGGGATTAAAAAAAGACAATGTGCACATGCAAATAGTGTTTATAGTTGGGATGATGTTAATTGTACATCAAAAAATATGGGCTTTAATCCTGGAAAAATAGCATCAACAGTTGATGCTATTTTAAATATTAATCGTCAAAATACTGACTTGATTAGACCATCTATTATTAAATATGATAGGTTAAATTGGCATCATCCACAAACTAATGTATTAGAATTTTATTTGGACTTTGAAACATTAAATTCTAATTTTGGGTCAATTATAAAAGACGGTTTAATATCTTATGATTTGAATCAATATATTTTTATGATTGGTATAGGATACATTAAAAATAATGAATGGATATTTAAAACATTTTTAATGAAAAGAAAAACTATTGAATCAGAAAAAATAATGTTTAATGAATTTATGAAATATATATCAGACATATTAATTCAAGAAAATAAAACTAAAGCAAAAATGTATCATTGGTCATTTGCTGAAGTATGTGCATATAATAAATTTAAGTCAAGACATTCTGATATGATAATAAATGATTCACATATATCATTTTATGATTTGAATAAAGTATTTATACAAGAACCAGTAACAGTTAAAAATGCTTTTGATTTTTCATTAAAATCAATTGCTAAAGCATTAAAAAATCATAATCTTATAAACTCGGTATGGGATACATCAAGTGCATGTTCAAATGGATTAAATGCAATGATACTAGCAAATAATTTATATGATAAAAATATAACCAATACCAATTATATAATTAATAATGAAGATGTTATGAAAGAAATCATTTATTATAATGAAATAGATTGTAAAGTAATGTGGGAAATTCATAAATTAATTAGAGAAAATAATTAATAAATTTGATTTAGAGCATAATTGAATTTAATATTTAATATAAAAAAATATGGGTCTTGATAGATTTGCGAATTTTATTTCAAAATCTATTAATAACGACGGTATTGAGGAAATAAATATTAACAATAATTATAGAAAGATAATTTCTAATCATATTGTTTTTGATTTAACTTTTCTTATATATCAAGAACTTATTAATATCGAAAATGAAATTAATGATATAATAAAAAGTATTTTATGTTTACCATTTATATGTGAAAATATTGAACTTTTAGAAGAACAACTTGATTTAATATTAAATCAACCACATTGGAAACCTTATTATAATAATATTAATTTATTATTTAATGGTTTTAATGATGATGAAATAATACAACAATTTATATCATTTATAACAAGTAAAACAATATT